GGACTGGATGATGGCTTGCTTGCTCGGATCGACGAAGGCGCTGATGCGCTTGGGCGACATCGTGACCTGCATGGTATTGGGTTGCGTCTCGGTCGCGGCCGCTACTTCAGTCAGCATCGCCAGCGTGCCGGCGACCGACTTACGCGGGATGAGCAGGTTGCTGCGCAGACCCGGCAGGATGGTGATGCCGAGGCGGCCGAGCACCAGCGCCGGGCGCAGCACGTCGGTGAAGAGCTGGCCAGCGACATCGGTCTGCACCAGGTTGCCGGCTTCGGTCGAGGTGCCAACTGTGAAATCGCGGCGGCCGCTGGCATCGGCCGGCCCGGCGCTGACCTGACGGCCTGCGAAGATGTCACTCGGGATGAAGATGCCTTCGGCCGAGCGGCCGAGCGTGCCTGCGATCTGCTGCGACATCTCGCGCTCCAGGCCACCATCGACACCGCTGCCGGGGATCATCGACTGCAGCGCGCGCATGAAGCTGTAGCGGGAAGTCTCCTTGCGGGAGGCGCCCAGTGCGGCGGTAGTGGTCACGTCGGTGCTGCCAGACTGCATGCGCTGCAGGATCAGCTCCTGGAACTTGAAGGCGTCAGCCCCTTCGCTGACAGCGCGCGCGACATCGGCGGGCTTGATGAACTGGCTGTAGCTGGTTGCCAAGGTCATGATGGCCGCGACGTTGTCGCGGTAGGCTTGATCGCCGGTCTTCGGCTCTGCGGTAGCGGTGGGCATGGGTGGCTCCTTGGCCTTCGGGGTTGCTGGGATGGATGCCGCTGCGCTGCGGCCGACGCCAACAGTCATGTCGGCAGGGATGGCGACCAGGCTGTTTTCCAACGGCATCCAGTCAGTGACTCGGTAGGTGCTCTGATCACCGTCCCTCTTGACGAGCTCAAGTTCTCGGATCTCATAGCCGACGCTGACGTTGACGCGGATGCCGTCAATGACGTCCTGCATCTCTTCTTCGCCTTCGTCGCTGCGGCTGAACCGGACCACGGAGCACCCGCGCTTGTTCTTGATCCAAGCACGGGTGACGACGCCGATCTGTTCGCAGGTATCGTGGTCGGACAGGAATGGCGCGCGTCCGGAAGCGATCCAGGACATGTCCACCTCGCCAGGGTCATGACCGAGGATCTCGATCCCCCACCAGCGTTCGTAGGGTTCCTCGCTGCTGAAGCTCAGCTGGCACTCGCGGGTCTCGGTATCGATGCTGCCGGCACGGATGGCTGTGCTGATCGATCCGACCAGCGGTGGGGGCAAGTCGGCGCGCTCAGCGCCTGCGGCCACCTGGGGCGGCAGCTGGCCGAGCACATCGGCCACACGCAGGCGCTGGCCGACCTTGAGGCCAGCAAGTGCGGTGCTTAGCTCAGTGCGGCCACGGGCATCGGAGCGCGACCAGTACGTGTGCGATCGGGAGAAGATGCTCATGGGGCTTCTTTCGGTGCCGGTGCGGGCGCTGCGGCAGGGGTGTTGAGCACATGCGTCTGGGTGGCCAAGTCGGGTAGCCCCAACGCCTTGCGGCGGGCATAGAACGCGGCTTCGTCGGTCAGGACGGTGTCCAGATCTACGCCCTGTTCGTCAGTGATCTGGCGATGGCTGCGCAGGTTGTTGGCGATGGCCATCGAGCTGGCCTTGATGTCGGCTTCCGGGTCCACCCAGGCCCAGCCACGTGGCTGGAAGCTGGCCGCTTGAGCGAACTTGTCGAAGCGATCGGCCGGCAGGGCTGCGCCGCTGGGCAGCGTGATGCTGCGGGTCAGCAGAGCCATGCGCAGCCACTCCAGGAACACCGGACGTACGAACACTTCGATGAACCACAGCTGCAGGCCGCGCCAGTGCTCGCGTTCAGCCAGTTCAGCGATGCGCGCCGAGCTGTAGTTCACGCCGGTCATGTCGCCGGTCAGGTTGTGATGGGCGACGTTCAGGCCGGCGGCAATACCGTGCTGGCCCGTGGTGACGAAGCTGCCGAAGTTCTGGTGCGGGTAATCCGGATCGAAGGTCTCAAAGGTGACGCCAGGCGGAAGCGCTTCGAGCATGCCGGCTTCGACGTCCTGGACCAGCGCGCCGGTGGCGTCCTTGTAGTCTTCGAAGTCGGGCGGCTCGCCGCTGGGGGCATCCTTGTCGGTGATGTAGAAGCCCATCTTGCCTGCGCCGATCTTGGCCGCGACCAGGGCATATTCCTTGTACTTGTCGAGGATGTTGGCGCTCTTGAGGATCGATGCAGTCCACGGGTAGCCGCGCACCTGCTCTGGCCGCTCAACGACGTAGCCGTGCCAGATTTCGCTCGCCGGGACACGCTCGGCCATGGGCTTCGGCGCCAGGCCGGCAGCACCGTCGCCAGGATGGGCGCTGTACAGGTGGTAGGCCTGCGGGCGACCATACTTGTTGATCTCTACGCCCAGGCGGATCAGGTTGTCACCCTGCGCCTGCGACAGCGCGCCGTTGCCAGGGTAGAGGCGATCGACGTCGAGCGCCTGCAGCGCGTAGCCGTAGGGCAGATTGCGATCGCGTACATGGCGGCCGAGGAACTCGCCGTCGCGGCCGGCTGCGGCCACATTTGTCCGGCACAGGTCCGTGAAGCTGAGCATCCCGCTGACATCGCACAAGCCGCGCTCACACCAGCGCTCCCAGTGGGTTTCGATGGCGGTGTTGGCGATCTCGTCGAGCGTGTCGCTGTTGGCCAGCGTGGCGCGGACCTGCAGGCGTGGCGCCTTGGATCCGATGACGTTGTCTTTGACCAGCTGCACATAACGCCGGCCGGAGTCGGTGTTCACCGCCCAGTCGCGACTGCGGGCGCGCAGCGTCGGCAGTGCGCGCTCCAGGTCGGCATTGATGCCGGTGCTGTAGCTGGTCCAACCTGAGGTGATGCGATCGGACTCGCCTGCTGTGAAGGCCCGCTCGCCGCTGACGATGCCGAACGCCGGTTCAGGGATATATGTCGGCGCTGCCTTGGCGCGGCGCGGTGCGGAGCGCAGTGCATGGCCACGCATGGCAGCCATGGCCTTGCGAAGTTCAGCCTGTGAAGCCTCCTCGCGGCGCTGGCGTTCGCGGTCAGCCTTCCAGGCGGTCAGGATCGGGCTGCCTGGTGTGGCCAGCTTGCCGTAGTCGAGGCCGCGCGTCATGCGGTCCTCACCAGGATGCGGCGCACGGCACCGGTCGATTTCTCAAGGCCGGCTGCCTTGCGGTCGATGGCGACCTGCTGCACGAAGTGGCTGCGCAGCTTGATCAGATCAGCCAGCGGGTAGTAGCGGATCTCGCGGCCGTTGATCGTGTAGCGCTCGATGGCATCGCTGGCCTTGCCTGCCAGCTTGGCATTGATGGCATCAAGGGCTTGCTCGGCCTGACTGCGTGAGTCGAGGCCTGCGGCCACCTGGCGCGGATCCGGCAGGATGGTGATCTGGCCGGACTCGACGGTGTAGGACTCGCCTGCCTTCTCGACCCAGCTCGACCAGCTGTAAGGCCCAGCGGCCCAGCCGCTGGTAGTCGAGGCGGCAGCCTGGACACGGTGGTCAGTGCCGTCGGCCGCGCTGGTCAGGGTGATGGCGACGCCACCAGTGGTGCGCGGCACCAGCCGGAACTTCAGCACCCACCCATCTGTGGGTGGGTACTGCGCGACGGCGGTCGCGAAGTTCAGGGTGTCGCCGGCAATGAGCTGCTGTTGCATGAACAGCATTGGCGCAGGAGTGGCGCGACATTTCTAGGCCCTAAAATGTCGCTCGCCGATGCGGGAAATACCGGCTGCAGCGGTAATGTTTCCAACACGGCCAGCATCAGCGGCTGGCGATTCCACTCTGATCTGTCTAAGCATGGCGGCCGCAGATACTGCGCCAATCCTGTCTTTCATATCGATGGCCGGAGTTATTCCTATTCTGGATACGCCATCGGCCGTAAAAGTATCTCGCGTGTCCAGCAGCAGCTGAAGTGTCAGCAGCACGGCGGATCACACCAGCAGCATGCGCAGCAGCTCAACACGGCTGTGCTGGAACTGGTACAGGAAATCCAGACTGCCGCCACCTGGGTCGGTGTAGGTGTCAATCCAGAACATGTCAGCTGCCAGCGTCGTCGATTGCGGGTAGGGATTGACGGCCAGTCCATGCAACGTGTTCCGATCGATGTCGAATTTGAAGAACCGCCCAGTGGCCTCTTTCATGAAGTAGGTCGAACCGTGGCCATCGTAGAACGAGCAGCTGCCAGTGGTGAACGTCTCCTGCTGGCCGCCGTAGGAAATCGCCTGCCAGGTGTTGAGCGCAATGTCATAGACGTCCAGCGCTGACGAGCCTGCGCCGCGCATGCTGTAGATGAACCGACCAGGCTGTTTACCACCGATGGCGGCCGTGGTCGTGCCGACCGGCCAGGCATCCACAGAGCTGACCCAGTCGGCCGACCCGCCGGCACCCATCACTGCTGCCCGCGCTACACCAGGCGCTGGTGTGGCCCAGGTGTTGCCGCTGATGCTGTACTTGTAGAGCGAGCCCGCGTTGTTGCCCAGCAAGTACATGCTGTCATCGTTGCCCTCGATCACGTAGGTGCTGGTGGCGTCGGGCGTGACGGTCCATGGCGCAGAGATCGTCAGTGTGTTCGTGGTGTTCGAGGCGATCGTGCGGACCTGACCCGCCCCGGTGCCGGTGACGATCCGCACCTGGTTGTTGGTGTAGCAGTTGGCAGCCGCCCAGTTCTTGTTCGTGACCAGAGTCGTGGTCGAGCTGCCCGCCGAGGCGGTGCCGCTCTCGAACACCCCCTCTTTGCTGCCGGTGCTGATCAGCTGGCCACAGGTGCCCCAGGCCGTGGGCAGCCCGGTCACGGACTTGGCCGTCCAGGCGTTCGTGGCCCGGTCGTACACGCTGAATCCGACCGCACTGGTGCCCGCGTTGAAGAACCAGAGGCTGCCGCTGAACACCTGAAAGGTCGTGGTGGTATCGAACGCCACGGGACTGGCCGGCGTCACGGTGATGACCGAGTTGGCGCCCAGTGTGTTGCTCGCCACCGTGCCGATGTAGCCGACACCCGTGCCGCTGACCACCCGCAATTCAGCGCCTGCGAGGCTGCGCACGATCGTCCTGCTGGTGGTCAGGGTATTG